GAAACCCACACCCGGTAAACATCAAGTTCGTATTGTTCCTTACAAATTTAACAAAGACAATCCTTTCATCGAACTTTATTTTCACTACAACATTAATAACAAAACTTATTTGTCACCAGTTTCATTTGGTAGACCCGACCCTATCGTTGAGTTTGCTGATAAGTTGAAACGTATGGGTGATAAAGAAGATTGGAAAGCGGCTAAGGCTATGGAGCCAAAGTTGAGAACTTTTGTACCTATTATTGTAAGAGGTGAAGAAGGCGATGGTGTTCGTTTTTGGGGATTTGGTAAAACGGTATATCAAGAAATTTTAGGATACATCGCAGATCCAGATTATGGTGATATTACCGATCCAGTAAATGGTAGAGATTTAACTGTTGAATATGTATCAGCAGAAGATGCAGGAACATCATATCCAACTACAACTTTAAGAGTAAAACCTAACCCAACTCCAATTCACGAGAGTTCTGAAAAAGCTAAATCATTTATTGATGAGCAAACTGCAATTACTGAATTGTATCAAGAATTATCATACGATGAATTGAAGAACGTATTAGAAAGTTGGTTAGACCCTACAAAATCAACACAAACCAATCAATCGGAAAAATCAGTCACCGAAGAAACTTTAACGAATAAAAAAGTTTCACATGATTTGGGTGGAAGTAAAGTTGTTGAAGAACCAAAAAAGGTATCTAAATCAACTTCAGAAGTAGAAGCTGCTTTTGACGATTTATTTAACTCTTAATTTTAAAAAAAATTTATGGCAAAAAAACAAGCTGTCGATTTGGCAGACATCCTTGCGGATGAACTAAACAAACAATCCAAAGATCAAAAAGTAGCCTTTTTTTTAGATGATGATGCAACTCCAACAAATGTTGAGGGTTGGGTGTCAACTGGATGTGCGATGTTAGATGTTGCGATTTCAAATCGTCCATACGGTGGTTTGCCTGTTGGTAGAATTGTTGAAATCACTGGATTAGAACAAAGTGGTAAATCTCTTTTATCAGCACACTTACTCGCAGAAACTCAAAAGCAGGGTGGTGTTGCTGTTTTAATTGATACTGAAACTGCGGTTAGTAGAGATTTTTTAGAAGCAATCGGTGTGGATATTTCTAAACTTCTTTATGTATCTGCTGATTCAGTTGAACAAATTTTTGATTTTACTGAAACAATCATTGAAAAAGTAAGACAAACTGATAAAGATAGATTAGTAACTATTGTAACCGATTCAGTTGCAGCGGCTTCAACAAAAACCGAACTTGCAGCTGATTATGGAAAAGATGGATACGCGACTGATAAGGCAATTATCATTTCAAAGGCGATGAGAAAGATTACCAATATGATTGGTAGACAAAAAATTCTTTTAGTTTATACGAACCAACTCCGTCAAAAATTAAATGCAATGGCATTTAGTGACCCTTGGACAACATCTGGTGGTAAAGCTTTAGCCTTTCACGCATCAGTAAGATTACGTTTAAAGGGGATGGGGCAAATAAAAAGTAAAGTAGGTGGACAGGATAAAATTGTTGGTATGAAAGTACGAGCACAGGTTATTAAAAATCGAATGGGACCACCATTAAGAGCCGCTGATTTTGATATTTTCTTTGATAGAGGTATTGATAATTATGGAAGTTGGTTAGGTGTGATGAAAGAGTATAAAATCGTAAAACAAGCGGGAGCTTGGTATGAATATACTGATACCGATAGTGGAGAAGTTATCAAATTTCAATCAAAAGATTTTATTGGATTGATGGGAGAAAGGAATGATATAAAAGAACAAATTTATAAATCAATTTGTGAAAATACTATCCTTCAATATAAATCAGATACAATGGATATTGAAAGTCTTGAAATTGATGGTGAAATTATTGGAGAAGATTAAAAAAACAATTTTATGAGTAAATTAGCAGAAATGTTAAAGGCAACTGCATTTGCAGATAAAGCCAAAGCATTATTAAGTTTGGAATTATTAGAAAATAAAGCGGTTGGTATCGGAGACCATTCAACTGAAGATTTTTATAAAAATGCAGAAGATGCATTAAAAATGTTAGTTGATGCGGACGATAGACTAGAAGCAATTGAAAAATATTTTCCAATTAAATAATGAAAGAACTATATAAAAACATTTTGGATTCGGTTGAAAAAGAACATTCTCAAAACATTGATAAACATAAAAACTCAAGAGTTCTTGTTATAGATGGTTTGAATACATTCATTCGATGTTGGTCATCTATTCCTACAATGAATGATGATGGTGATCATGTTGGTGGTGTAGTTGGTGTTCTAAAATCAATAGGTTACGCAATTAGAATGACTCAACCTACAAGATGTATTGTAGTGTTCGATGGTAAAGGTGGCTCTCAAACGAGAAAAAAGAGATTTGATGGGTACAAAGCCCAAAGAGACTCAAATAAACTCCGAGTAAATCGTCAATATGCAGATTTAATGAATGCTGAAGATGAGAGAGAATCAATGAAACGTCAATTTGTTTGGCTAGCAAAAATTCTCGAACATCTTCCGGTTACAACTATGATTTACGATGGTGTTGAGGCTGATGATGTAATCGCTTACATTACAACTCAATTACTTAATGAGAATGAACAAGCGGTGGTTATGTCTACTGATAAAGACTTCCTCCAGTTAGTAGACGATACAACCATCGTTTGGTCACCTACCAAAAAGAAAATTTACAATAAGAAAAGTGTTAAAGAAGAGTTTGGAATTGATGCACAAAATTTAATCCTTTATAGAATTTTAGATGGGGACACATCCGATAATATTCCTGGTGTGTATGGATGTGGAATCAAAACATTAGTAAAAAGATTTCCAGAAATAACTGAAGAAAAAAAGCTATCAGTTGATGATTTATTTGAACTTTGTGAACAAAAGAAAGTTGAAACAAAAAATAAAATAAAACTTTATAATGAAATTCTTGAATCAAAAGAACAAATATTAATGAATAGAGATTTGATGCAACTTGAT